GTACAAAGTTGTCTTCCTTCATTCCTATGTTACGTAGTTGATCCACGATTAACACATCAGGTTTAACTTTGACAACTAACTCCTCGATCTCTCGCGGTGTTCCCGGAGTCATGCGCTGCATATACATATTACCGTAGCCTTGTTGACACGCTTCCTCATACGCCGCATCCGCGTGTTCGGTAACGTAGCTCCTTGGCTTGTCTATCAGCCTACCGATCATACGTAAGCCTATGTCCTCGATAGGTTCCTCGTTACCTATGTACAGGACGGTAAAGCGTTGCGCCAAGAAGCCGAAGCATGCGTTGATAATGAACATCGTCTTACCCATTTCAGGACGGGCGAATACAACTACGTGATGCCCGCGTAATAACCCCCCTCCAAGGCGCTCGTTAAGTGTACGAGGGTACATTATTATACGATTACCATCACCGCCTGATGTTTCTATCAGATCAGATACTCGTGGTGCGCATAATAGTTCACTCTTCTGCTCGCCTCCAAGATCAGTAGCTTCACTGACCTCGCGGTACTCGTCCATCAACTCAGCAACACCTTTAGACTGGCCGGATGCCAGCAAGGTACCCAGCCTTGCCTCTATCGCTTCACGTTTTGCGCCTAGCAGTTCGGCTACTATATTTGCATCACTGACTTCCTCACTTGCCAGTGCTTGCAGTATATGTTCAAAGGTAGCCTTATGTTTAGGGTTGGTTACGTCCTGCAACACAAGGCCTGTTAATGTTTCAATGTCAACCGCCTGTACAGCCGCGTCACGCTCGTAGTAAGCCCCGACAGCAGCCAAGACTACACGCCCTGTCTCCGTGAGATCCTCCTCACTCACGTGCTTATCTATCAAGCTGAATGAGTCGCGACTGCATATACTGGCGGCTAGTAGTTTACGCTCCGTTGACATACGCCTCCCCCTTAGTAGCACCGTTAAGTGTGTGCTCCAAGCCGTTAGATATAACGTACTCATCGTACAGTATAGCTGCCTCTACGATCGTTATCCCGCGTCCTCCATAATCAGGATAGTTTAAGGCGCTTGGGCTGTTGCAACGCTTCTTCATGTTTCTCCAAACATTATGCACTGGGTGCCCTGTCTTACCGTGACGCTCGTGTTGTCTATGCTCCGTACTCACGTGACTCCTCCATCGTTAAGTAAGTTCTTAGTTTCAAGAACACCCGTCCTAAGTGTCGGGATACAGTTGCCTCCGTCATAGTACGCTCGTCTGCGATAGCCGCCTGCGTCATAGGGTCTATGTACATACTTGATGCGAGGTTGATACCGTACAGGTCACATATACACTGGCGCTCCATAGGTTGTAAGGTTGCAAGCGCTCGCATAAGACGCGCTTTGCGCTCCCCTTCCAATAGCTCCTGCAAGCCGTCCGCCTCAGGAGTCGCTGCTACGTAGGTATCCTCTGTATCCTCTGTCTCACCGAAGGCGAAGTCATCTACCCCGTCCTCGCAGGTGTCATACAAAGAGTACTCTAAGGAACATACCGCAAGAATGTTAGTTACTGATTCTAGCTGCATGTTTAATTTATCAGCTACCTCTTGGTGTGTTGGTTCCCTCATTAGTTCTGCTGTTAACTGGCGCTGTGCTCGGTGTATTGCTGTGTTGATGCGCCCTTTGCCGTCAGGTAGTGCTATTAAGTCATAGCCTCGTACTCTGAACCGTTTGTTAAGGGCGAACAATACCAAGCTGTGTGCATACGTCCTGAATTTAGCTCTACCGTCATCTGTGAACGATAGTTCGGCTTCACACAGGGCTACCATAGCATCAGAGATTACATCGGCTTGACCGTCCTCATCTACAATGCCTCGGCGTACCGCGTAGCGGGTAGCTAGGGCTGTGATGTACTTGTGTATCTCTACTGTTATGTGGGTGTTAGACATTCTAGGGTCTCCTTAACTCTAGCTTCTGTCATATCTTTAAAGTCCATATCAATAGATAGTATGCTGGACTCATTGAACAAGAGCTTGTGTTTACGTTGTAGCTTTATGGATATAGCGAGAGCGTCTGCATCTAACGCCCATACTACATGCTTGGCATGTGCTGCTATCTCTAGCGCATAGTTATAGGAACAACCCGTTCCGCACAGAGCAACAGCATTTGTATAAAGTGCCACTCTAACTGCGGAAGGGATGTCCTCCACTACTACCACCATAGGGAGCTGGGGATGAGTACGATACCACGACATGTGAGGCTCATCTTTGTCCATATGGGTAAGTGCTTTGGTGTAAGCATCCTTATCATACGAACGTAATACATGGCCCCTACGTAGACCCACCGGGTCGTAGATAGGGTATGCGTACCGGTTTATATCTGGCGCGAACAGAGGGTTAGCAATGTCGCGGTGAGTTGCAGTCCAGCCTAGTGTCTCGTGCAGGTACTTGGCTTCCTTTGTGTTGCATCGTTGTAGCGTACCCCTATAGGGGTTTAGTTTACGAGGTTTGCTAGGGCGTAGCCTTGTGTGTACAAGGTTCCCTGAACCACGTTTACCGCGTTGCTTACAAGATGCACGAAAGCAATGCCAGACGGTGCAACCGTCGTCAGTACGTGCGATGCTGAACGTGTTGTCTGTACTGCCACAGAAAGGGCAGTTGGTACGTAACTGCTCCCCCAACTGGAGGTTGGATGCAGTAATCATAATACTACTTGTTATATTATTCATCTTATCTCCTGTCTTGGGGACAGGGCGTAAGTAACAATCGAGCCGGTTAAGATTTCTTGCGGCTCTCATATATATAAAGGTATGAAATCATCGTTACCTTACGCCTTATTACAAAATATTCTAAGAAGCGTTGTCTATATAACTAAACTACGCAGCTTCTAAGAGTTTTTGGAACACTTCAGTGTACTTCTCCAAAGTAGACCCAGTTAAAGCAGGGGCGGTATTGACCTCTAGCACAGCTACATTACCGTTAGTCTCGTTACGTTTAATATCAACAGCACCGAAGTCTAAACCCAACGCTACTACAGCGTCCACTGCTGCTCCTAGCACAGCCTCATGGATTTCGATGTCATCACGACAGAAGACCCAGCCATTGTCATACGAACGGACGAAGTAGTTAGCCTCAACACCCTCACGTGTCTTCTTCTGCTGCACGTCTACTACTTCACCTCGTACTACATGGACACGGTACTCTTCCCGCCCCTTGAAGTACTGGGTATATAGAGGAGCTTCCGGCACCTCCATGTCGGCGCGGTCTAGGACAATGATACCTTGCCCACTGTGCCCGTTGACAGTTTCACGAACCATAATAGTTGCGCCATCTAACAGCATGTTACGCGCAACACGGGCCTCCGTTGTATGTACAAGGTGAGGGACTCCAGCAGTCTGTAACCGATGCAACGCACGACGTTTATCTACAGCTATCTCTACGTTAGCAGGCTTGTTAATAATGTTGGCGTTATACAAATGCTCCGGTACAGAAGAAGATCCCCAATTAATAAGAGTGTCAGTTGAACGCGCCACGAAGGTGCTACTACCTCTCCGCACCCGCAAGACCCCTAACGCAGCCGCGAGAGACGTGCCGCCGTTAGCGGGACGGGGTATGAAGAAACGTACTCGACCTTTGTTATTACTTGATGTACTCATAGTGCTTTATAACCTCTAGTTATATTGATAGTAGTTTAATTATTAAGTCTTATAGCAAACTGCATGCAATCATCGCATACAGGCTCCAGATCGCGTGTCCACTCCACAAGTACAGGGGAAGAAAAGTCATCCCCGCACCACATGCACCCGTCTTTGATAGCCTCTTCCCACGCATCCTTTGTCGCTTTCTGCGTGCCTATATAATAGACATCCTTGTCACGCGCTGCCTCTTCTTCAAGAGCGTCAGGTATACAGAACACCTCCATGTCTGGAGTTGTGTTCGAGTTAACAAGACGGCAGATAAGTACCACCTCATCGTCGGAGTACTTAACGCCGATAGGTCTCACGAGCCATCTGTTATCGAACTGCCCGTCTACAACAGACTCGAAAGTCCCGTGTAGTAAAGCGGTCACGCCTAGAGTGTCAAGGTGCCCAGCAACCACACGGCGCTTGCCTGTCCTGCTTATGTCAGTCAGAGGTGTAAAGGAGAACCTGTCGTTAATAGAAAAGCCTGCGGATAGCAGCTCCTCTTGTAGAATACTCGGTATAACCTCCCACTTAGAGTTAACAAGGATAGTATCCTTCTCAAAGGCTGCGTTAGTGCTCGTTTGCCGGGTTGTACCTGCCGCTGAACGTGTCCCGTACCAGTTCCCACCGTAACCCCCGTTGCCTTGGAAGGTGTCGTAGTACTTTTTTGGTAGTAAGGAGTACTCCTGTACCAGAGGCAGCATAGACCCTTTGCTGAACTTCAGGTGCGTGCCAGCAGTGGGCTGAACGATCTCACCAAGGGATAGACGTAACTTTGTGTCCATCCAGCGCAGCAAGCCTGCTTCGGATGCCATGTAGATTGTACCGTCCACCGCCTGTGCCATATGGAAAGGCCGATCAGCGTTACGGCATATATTAAGCGACTCGTCGCGACGATCGTACCACACTAACGCGAACGCCCCGTCAATCTTGCTAACCACCTTTTCAACCTCATCGGGTTTTACTAAGGCTAGGTTGTGACACACAGCATGGCTATCTACGTCTACACCTAGCTGCTTCTGCGATTGTGGGAGGTCTACAGTGCTAGTTAACGTGCCATTATGGATCATCGTCACGCCTCCTTCAGAGAAGGGGTGCGCCGAGGAGGTGCCTAAACCACCTACGGTAGCAGCGCGGTTGTGCCCCATACAGAACCATTGGTCTCGTATACTCTTCTCAAAGGCAGAGTACTCTTTCGTGTTAATGAACACCTGCCCAGCTACCGCGTTCTTAAGCCAGCCAGATTTACCTGCCTTGCCTGCCTCCTTAAAGAAGATGCCTGTCGCGTCGTCGCCTCGTATGGTATCAAGCACCAAGGAGTGTTTCATAAATAACCGCCAATCGTTTGACGCTGCTGCTATCTTATCAGATGGTCTGATAAACCCTACTATTCCGCACATCTCTTTATCCTCTTCTTCTATTGATTATGGTGGTGGGTGCACTTTCTAGGTAACGATTTACTCTCGCTGCATCCGCACGACTTAAGGCCAGCTCTTCGAGGTAACGCTCAGCCCTATCCTCTCGTAGAGTGGCCATATAGGAACCTCCTCCCTCTCTTGTACCCAGCACCGGTGGTTCGAATGGGTTAGCGCTTGCAGAAATACTATCCCAAGTTTCGTGAACTACTGACGCAACCGGAGGGGGAGGAGCAGGAGCAGGAGCTGTCTGAGTAACTTCTGGCCTGTAAGTAGACCAGATCCCCGCCCCTCTCGGGCTGTCAGCATTAACCGTCGTCGCTTCGCTAGCCCTTGTACGTACAATACTGCTTGCTACGGAGATACTATCGTACTCGTAAACAAGAGTCGCCCAGTCCTCGATATGAGACGCTTCAAGCGAAGGGAATACCTCTTGTAGTAGTCCTTTAAGATCCTGATCCGCCTTCTTAACAACATTAGCTGCTGTTTTGTACTTAATACCAACATCAACAAGCGTTATAAGCGTTTGAATCCACGAAGATAGCTCGTCAGCACTCTCAAAAGTAGGCGCAGCTCGGAACTCAATCGTCCCGAACCGGCTCAAAGCTGCTACATTGAGAGCGGTGTATTTACAGAAACCAGTATGTAAGGACTCACGCGCACGGGATGGCGAACGCACTCCTACCAGCCGCCGCAGCCCTATAGCCTGCGCCCTCGCCCTGTACCACGGTACGCAGTACGTACACTCGTCCCTGTCCCGCCCTAACATATCAAACAGAATAGGCTCAACAATACTATATACGGCGCATACAGCACCGACCTGCGTTAGTGTTTGTTGCTGCATGTTTACATGCACATGAGTGCTAGTACGTACAGACGCGTTGTACCCGATGCTTATCGCGTTCTCATAGAACGTATTAATCGCAACGGGAAGCGCCTCCATAGTAAGGGGTATGGAGACGAACTCCCCTCCCTGCTCACGTAGGCTCCCATCAGCTACTATTTGCCATAAAGAGCACGATTCTAGCCATCGGGCGGAGCTAACCTGCTCTACCTCGATCTCTATACCTATCCTCCGCTCCGCGAACTGCCTCGCTTCGCTAGAAATCTCGCTAATTCTCATAATAACACCTTCCTTATTCGCTTACCGCGAGTAGTTGCACGACACGACTTGTATGTACAAGGGACTCGTCCCCTACAAACTCTAGTGTATCTCGGTTAATAGTCCCTACATAGTTCGTATTGTGTAAAACACTCACTACACCCTCCTGTATAGACAGGATTATGTGACGATTAAGGGCTACAGCATACACGTTCCGTGAGAATGAGTTTACCGCTGCCCTTAAATCCCTTGGGTACTCTGGACAGAACACTGCTTGCAGCAGCTCATCGGTATAACCTCGTCCTCGCTCCTCTTGTAGCATATAGGCATGCTCTCGATCCCGCCGAAGGGTATACAAGTACGTGTGAGAGCTACGGAAAGTACGCCCCCACTGCCTTACAGACCGTCTTTCTACGTAATAAGCCCTCCCATTGTAGTTAATAGCCCCACACAAAGGCCAATGAACACGAATATCTTCCCTGCCAACTCTTCTACGCACATCGTCCGGCGCTGTTCTGATAGAAACAAAAGGTAGCCCGTTATCTAGCTCATCACTATCTACAAAGCGCGCTAACTCCCACTCATTATCGACCTTGGCAAAGAATATACCATCGTTTAACCACTGTCGAACGTCTTCGTGCCTTACATCACTCGGTAGCTTAATCATAAGATCGTGCTCCTGTAGATCGCGCTCATAAGACTACTCCCGCAGTGATACCTAGCTCGGTTGTTACTCGCAGAAGCTCCCCAGCAGCGTGTCGGTCTTCATTATTTATAGCTGCTTGTACGTCTGCCCACAGTATATTACCGTAATCAGCAATAACTTCTTCTTTAGGCCGCTGCTCTATGTAATGACACAACGCCAAGGCATTAACTCCTACGAGATGTGTTAGCGACGTGTTAGTAAGCCATCTATTAGACAACGTCCGGTACTCAATACCGTAAGGTGTAGGCCGATAGCGCCCTGCTTCCCCGTACAGCCCTCGTCGAAGCGGTTGTTTGTCGTACGCCATGCTGGGTAGTCCTAAGAACAGGTCAGCAAACTGCGCTACAACATGATCAGGAACCTCCCAAGTTGCGTCATAACCTAGATGGATGTGCCCGCCAGCGAAGCGCCAAGCACCTTCGCCCTCTTGCAATGCCGTAGGATCAACCACGTCAGCCTGCTGGCCCCCTAAGTGCGCTCTGTAATCCACACTACAGCCGAATACGGATGCTGCCTGCGTATTAAGATCCTCGTAGGGAAACCACTGCTCCGGTACGATGTGTAACGCTAAGCCATCTCGACTTGTACGTACAAGGTTAGAACAGCGCCGCAATCCTTCGATTATGGAGTTAGAGAACTCTGTAGCTGTACGACTGGCTGGTACATTAAACTCCAGCATTACATTATCCTCCTGTACAGCATAGCCTTCTAGACCTAGACCTCGTGGGGTATCCTTACTACCCCCAACCAGACCGCATACGGGTATCGGTGTACCCTCTTTATCCTGCAAAAACAGCTCTGGATCAGTTCCAATAGTAGCCATCGTTTCTTACCTCTTGTTTGTTAACCAAAACACCATGAATGTTGACGAGCGTACCAACCAGCGTGTGCTAAATATACACGCTCATCTTTCGTTAAAAGCTCAAACGAGTCTTTCTCGGTGGGTAATACAGCAATAACATTTTGATTTTGTAACAGGGAGGACGTTTCCCCGCGACCGAGCTTCTTCAACACATCCTGCGGTAACTCGTCTTGCCAATAAGCTGCTCGTTTGTCTATATCCCGATAGCGATTGCCGCCCTCCGGCCCTCCCATAGGTGCGTTTGTTAATGTAATAGGATACCACTGCACACTATTGCCAGAGTTAGTGTTAATAAAAGGACTACAGTTATCTACACGCACTTTGATCGGTATGACCCCCGTTGCCCTCAACGGGTTTTTCTGCACTTCCTGCGAGCTAAAGCCTTTTGTAAGTGACTCTACCCGCATAGCAGGTCGTATATATTTCAACTTCTTGGCCTGTGTTATAAATGCGTGCATAGCACTGCCCTCGTCGGACTGCCCACTAGCTACAAGACCGCGCTGACCTCTGTACGTGCCATAAGAAAAGATAGCGTTAGCTAGAACGCGGTAGCCGTAGGCGCGCATATCTTCTGTATCACGGATCTTAATACCGTGATCCCGCACATCAACTAACTTAATTACACCTTCTTTTTTAGTAACTGCCGTACAATCGTGCGGAAGCAGTCTCGTACTAAAAGACTCGTTACCTCTAAGTACAACGCAAGGGCTGTGCATCCAAGATCCAGCGCAGAAGGACGTAAAGTCTGTTACTTGCGCTGCTACTTCTACAACGCATGCGTCCGAAACCCGAAATACTGCTTGGAGTATCATGGTATTACGATTACCTGTGTGGTGCATTATAAGCGGGTCACGTGGTCGGTTGTCACTGTATATATTGCTGTAAGCAATACATGGTGGGTAATACTCCGGTAATGCTTTTTTTGCTGTCATAATATGAACCTATTAAACAAACCCGTGAGGTTTGGTAAGTGATATATTGCGTACTGGTTCTACGCAATCAATGATGTCTTTGGAAGGGGTAGTACCTTTCAGCCCTGCTAGAACATCCGTTCTAGTATGGGTAGAGGTTTTAGTGGTATTCCCTTTGATCTTTGCTGGTAATGCCATACTAACTAGCCTCGTTTAAAACTGCATAATGAGCTAACTCATCTTTGGTTGCGTTCCACAAACCACTTGTAACTACCGCACGGTCTGTTAAATAGCTGCGTGGTAGTAGATATACCCAAGGATTCGGGTGAACGGTTGTACCGTGGCTATCCAATGGTAACTGCTCTCGCTCGTAGAAGTCAGGATGCCCTTCAAGCATATCAAGAGCCAAGAACACATCATCCGGTACACTGTACAGCTCACCGAAGATGGTGTTAGATAGATTAGGGTTATTGGAAATCTTTACAACACCGGGAAATGCTCCAAGGTCAATCATACGATAAGGCCCGACAAGAGACTTTCTCCCGAGGTAATTAACACGGGAGTCGGTTAGTAGGCGGTGATTACCGTGACCCGCTTTAAGTGTTCCGTATACAAATACTGTTGTCATTGTATTGCCCCTCCTTCGGGGCTAATTAAGCAACGCTATGTGCGTTATTGGTGGTAGTTACCTTACATGTACAAGGTAGGTTAGGTCTTTTCTGCGTATGTGAGTTCTTGCCACTTTCGTACCGCATAAAACTTACAAGTGGCTACATTTACTTGAGCGGTTCCCCACACGCGGTCTTCTATAGTTGATATGTAGTTTTTAAGCCGCTTCAGGCGTTCTTTAGTTGATGTTTTGCCATTCTTACGAATAGCCCCGCTAGCCATATAATCTATGGACAATAATTCATCGCCGGTTGTCCACCCGCGTCCTACTGTATACGATCGCATACTTAATCCTCTAGTTCTTGTTCAAGAATAACAACAGCCTGTTTAACGACCGCCTCGCTTTTAAAGTAAATACCACCAGCAAGATGATGCGTTGTAGCGTTATAGACATACTGCTCGCCGAACTGATGGTTCACAACTCTGATAACAAACTTGTTGTTGGCACCATTTAACCAGTTAGGCTTCCACACAGCGCCGTTCAACTCCTCTGCGAGCTTATACAGACGATGGTAAAACTTGTACGTACAAGCTGCTTTTGCAGCTGCGCTGTTATTTGTAAACTCCATACCCGCCATACGCCTGTCATGCTCTGACAGGCCTGTTGAGACTTCACACCCACGCGTGACAAGCCAGTTACCTCCCAACGGCTCCCATTTAATAGGCTGTATGCCTTTATCTACTTCCTTTTGGAGTGCTTTTAGTTCCATTTGCAGGCAATGTACCCGCGCCTTCATCTTGTTCATGGTGTTCTCTGGCTTTCTTTCCATAATAAAACTTCCTACTGTTAGTGGTTGTCGTACTCTAGTGCTCATCTGCTTGTAACCTCTACTGTGTTGTTGAGTAAGTGGCGATATGCCATTGCAGCTGCCCAACTATCAGACAACCCGTGTATTACAGTTGGGTCACTCTTATCGGTGACTACATAATCTCCCCTTGTATATACAAGATCAGGGAGGGTGTTCTGTTGCTTGTGATACGCAGCCAAACCGTACCACTTTACAGCGTGACAATCGCTGTGCATTGGTAACGGCTTAGCGCGTTGGGGGTGTACCATAAGATGAGCAGGCAAAGGCTTGCCGCCCTTACCTCTCGCCGTGATCTCTCGCGTTCGCTTGCCTTGTGCTTTTGCAATATGTCTCATAAGATCGTACTCCTGAAGATCGTACTCATTTTATAACGTCTCCCATAGTAATAGAGACGCGGTTACGGTAAGACCTAACAAGATGAACGCATCGGCGTGTGCTACTACGTAGTTAAGCATCATTACACCGCCTCCCACCTTTCTCCTCCAACTCCACCTTGTACATACAAGGCAAGCTCCCTAGATCACGTAGAGCCTCTTGGAGGTTCATTTGATAACTTAGCTTATGCAATGACTTTGCGATCATACGCTCCAGATAGACAACCACCGCAATGTGGATTAATAGCTCGCGCTCTAATAGTTCCGCGCCTCTTTTGCCTTGCTTCTTTTTTAATTGTGACATATTAGCCACCTCCAGATATTATTAATGTTAGTCCTGCAATAACAGCTACCGCACCTATCAAGTACGCACCGCCTTTAACTAGATTCCAAAACCCGAATACTACAAGACAAACCACTATAAATAAAAACATCATCATTTTAATATCTCCGTTATCCGCCTTGCATGTACAAGGCCGTTGGTTTTACTAGCTATTAGACCTATATCAAACTTTATGCAACTATTATATCATACCTATATAACTATGTCAACTAACAAACGCTAGTCTTATAAGAGCGGTCTAGCTCGACCTTATAACTAAAAGTTATATAGGGATAGAGTGAGTCCTTTCACCCTATCGCCTATCTAGCCTCTTTTGCTATCCTGCCATTGCTGCGGTTAGTGCGTCAAGATCGGCGTTATCCTCCATAGCACCATTATCGTCATCGCCCGCTATACTGACAAGCTCTGTGCTCAAGTCTTGAATAGTCAGTGTTAGTGATTCCATTGCGTCACCAATAGAGCTATCAACCTCTATACTTTTGACATAATTAGCCATCAACGCTAGTTGGGCAAGCAAACACGCTTGTTGCTCTTGCTCGTGCGTCATCTTTGCAGCTTGCTCTAACACCTTAGCGGCGCTTAAGTCTTTGCGAATAGCTGTAAATGATCGTGGTTCGCTGGTCTCATCGTCGGTTAGCTCTACGCTATATTCCATCGCACCCAATAACACGCTCTTGGCACTCATCGCTGCGCTTGGAATAGTCCAAGTACCGTCTTTTTTACCCTTGGGGCACTTAGCCTTAACAGCCAACCCATTGGCATTGGCTCGGATCATATCAAAGACGGTTGACATTGCCTTTTCAAACTTCGCCTGTCCGGTACTCGCAGCAATTGCGGTGAATGTAGCATAAACCCCCGCGCCTTGGGTCTTGGCTTTTTCAGTTGCTATGCCTGACTTGTTAGCAGCTACAATGCCATCGAATATAGACTGGTTTAGTGCAGTTAATTTAATAGCCTTTACGGGTGCTTTCTTTGCGGTAGTAGTAGTCATAATATATATACCTTGTATGTATAAGGATAAACCCTTGCACCAACATGGTGCGAAGGTACCAACCAACCAAAGCGGCGGCTGACATACATAGTATAGCATACTACATGCCAACTATTCAAATGGCATACACTTATTATATCCCCCCTATTGTAACCCATTGATATGTATACAGTTACGGCTACCAATTAAATAAACCCACCCCCATATACCCCCTATGCTATTGATTACAACAAGCTATGATATGACGCATTACGTCACATTATGACAATGTATGTATGACAATATATGTCACATTGTATGTACAAGGTATAGATGATGTGAATGGCGAACGCGCATCTATAACTCATGCCTATAGTATATGGTTATAAGCAGCGTTTTCCTTAGACGTTTCGTCGCGCGCGGTGGACGGGGGCACCCCCCTGATGAGTATGTGGATGAGAGGAAGTACCCGCATTCATAGATTGGGGGAGCAAATTAGGGGTAATGATAATAGATCTTATTTAAAAGCAACCCCCCGGTGGGGTAACGAGGGTATATATACGCACGGGCTAGTGCGTCCTGTAGAAAGACCGTTGGAGCAGAGAACGAGTTACAGGGATGTAACGACGTGGTAAAGGGAGTCAAGGAGACGACCTTACTCTGAGGAGACGGTCTAAACGAGTCCAGTCTAGGACGACCTAAACGAGAGTGATTCTTGTTTGTACGTGTTTATGGATTTATTTTTAAAGTTTATTTTATTTACACGTTCAACGACGTTACGTGTGATACCGTACCCCAAGGGAGGTAGATCACGTCTTATGTCTACAATGTTTGGGTTTTCTTAGAAAATCCGAGGTGCAAGGTTGTGCAAGACACATACCTTTATATAAGTATAGGGTATTGAAAAACCGCATTATACAATGTGATTGAAAACTACGTTAAGGAGTTTGATTGAACATTCAATGTATAGTCTCTTGAGAGACACATCACTTGTTAGTTTAGTAAACTAACGGAAAGGTTATACTTAGTGAGTATTTGAATACGAGGTTAGTATAACAAGAGGTACAACGTAGGTGAATAGAAACGAACGTAAGCAGAAGGCTGGAGAGATCAGACCTCGTAAGACAGGAGCTATTACTGCCCGTAAGAAGGCTACTGCAACTGAACTAGCTAGACCGAAGAAGAACACTGGTTCCAAGAACACGATCAATCTCTTGAAGTTGATGGGAGAGGAGTCTGTAAGAGGACGTAACAAGAAGAAGCTGCAAGACGTGTGTGACCTCGTAATCTCCGAAGCCCTTATGGGCGACAGGGTACTTATGAAGTTAGTGTGGGACTCTGTTGTTTCCAAAGGGCCTATGCAGTCAGACGGTGTAGCGAAAGAGAAGCACGAGATTAACATTAATATACCAGCAGCACTGCCGGCTAAAGCGGAAGGTGCTACCATAACTATCGAAGGGATTAAAGAAGATGAATAACAAACAAACATCAGATCACAAGCAAAATGGCGGTCGTAGCGGTACAAAGACTACTTCCTTATCTCCACGCGAGACTACCTCTGGTAAGATGCAAGGCACTACGCCCGGTGTATCCGGTGCTGGTGTAGCTGGCGCTGACACAGCTAACCGAAACAAGCGGAGCGGTAGCTAGATGCCGTTCTTCGATAAAGCCCGAGATAACTACGGGCGACAGCCCTCCGAACACCCCATCCCGGAGAGTCAGCCTAAAGGGCGTAGTATGAGCAAAACCACAACCACCGCTATCGCGAAGCAAAGAAAGCGGATCTCCGGCAGCAAAGGCCGATAGTACCGCGCGTTAGAATATTAATCAAAATGAGAGCTTAATCATGGCAGAGCTAAAAGATTTAAAAACATTATTCAATGACTCTGATTTATTGGATAAGGTGGAAGGGGCTATTATTGTTGCTGCTAGCGCATTGACTGAAGGCACTCCAACAGCAGCGGAAAAGAAGTGGGCTGCGGCGGTTGCGGATGCGCCAGTAATAGAAGCCAAAAAAGCGTTGATATTTGTTATCGCTAAAAACTCTGCGGCTACTATAAGTCAGATTCAAAAAGCTGGAGACCCCGCAGTTCAGGCCAACGTGGACTCGGTTGTCCCGGTGCTAGTAGACGCACTATCAGGAGAGTAACCAATGGCTACCAGTAAGGCGTATTATCTGCCGGAGACTAAACATACGTTCCTAGCTTCGGCTGGGGATGTGGTATTTACACAGACATCATTGGCGGCTGGCACTGGATGGCAGTCGGCTCAGCTTGACTTAGGCGCTGGCGCTCAACCACCTCTATTCAGATGGAGAGCTTGGGTACAGTTTGCGACCGCTCCAGTAGTGGGGGAAACGGTAGACTTTTATCTTAAAACGTCAGATGGGACTCACCTTGATAATGACGATGGAACAGGGGATATAGCTGTCTCGGCAGAGGATAAGCTACTAAACCTACGGTACATAGGATCGATAACGGTTGACGAAGCTAGTGCAACTCCAGAGTTCTCATCTAGCGGAGTCATGGCGATTTACGATAGATACGCTCATATCGTCTGCTGGAACTCTACAGCAGACGCGCTAAGCGCAACAGCGGCAGAGCATGGGTTCTCTTTAGAGGAGATACCGCTACAAGGCCAAGCGACCTAATATGCCTCACTTTGAGCTACCAAAGCACGCTCACCCAGACCTCGTTAATCCGCATAGGAAGCCGGTTGGCCCCGTATCGAGTGATACTGAGTATGAGTTATTCGCAGCTAAGAATACCCTTGTGGCGGCGTTTTTGCGTGAGTCTGATTATCAGTCGCTATACACCGAGAAAAAGCTAACACCTACAGGGACGGTAGGCAATAAAAGGAAAGCGGGTGGGCTGTATAAGACGCTCCCAGGAGGAGCGGGAAATTATATAACGCTTTCAGGAGATAACGATCCAGCTATTCAGCCTGAAGTACCATTCTCTGTGTTCGCTAAAGTTTACCGTGGTGGCGCGCTATCTAGTTTTTCGGGAATACTTGCCCCTGATATGACCGCTAACACTGGTGGTTATTTGCTGGTCGGCACAGTGGAGAATAAGGTAAGGCTCTATATCCATGATGGATCTAGTTTTAAGTTTGCAGAAACAGATAATGCGTTACCTCTAAACAAAGAGACCGTTATTTCCGGCTCGTGGGACGGCGCGACAGTTCGCATCTATCAGGACGGCAAGTTACAAAGCACATCAGCAGCAGTTACTAGTATTAACTATTCAGGGCCGTCTACTCAGTCTGCGGTGATAGGGGCGTACCCAATAGGGCATCCGTTAGAAGTCAGTTGGAACGGGGGTATAGCTTACGTAGGTATAACGCCCAGAAACTGGAGCAGCAGGCAGCACAGGTCATTCTACGAAAATCAATATGATTACTTAAAGCCGCAGTTATCGCTAGCTTACTCTACGCCAGAGGATTTAGGCGGTGGGCCAACCTTCCAAGCAGCATGGGCTATGGCATCAAAACGAAGCAATGTAATAGGAGCGAGGTAGAATGTACCCACGGAATAATGCAAGCCCTGAAAGAATCGGAGTAGGCCAAGTCGTGCTCATCTTAGACGGGACAATCCAGTCAGCAGGGGTTGCGATAACCGTTCGAGGGCAAGGCCAAGCCGAGGCAGCAGGTGCTGGGACGATCGTATACAATGCTGATAACACTGTAAGCTACACGCCCACGCAAGCAGAAACCAACTACACATCATTTGTATTGATTGCTTCAAAGGCTGCTTGTTTCTCTGTTTCCCAAACAATAATCACATCGGCAGCATCTACAGCAGGTGAAGTGGTATCAGATGCAGCAAGCCGAACAGCAAGTCAGGCAGACGTAAGCGCGTTAGCTACCACAGCAGCCCTCGCTACAGTTGACTCGAATGTGGATGCCATATTGGTAGACACAGGCACTACACTGGACACTAAACTGAACGATATACAAGGCACTACTTTTAGTTCTGCTACAGATTCACTTGAAGCCATTAGAGATAGAGGCGATGCGGCATGGCCGACAGCTACAGGGTTTGCACTTGCAACCGTAGCGACAGAAGCTAGGATGTCTGAGCTGGACGCAGTGACCGCAGGCAAGATGGCTAATCAAATAGACATTATCCAGATTGACACCACCACCGATATACCGGCAAGCATAGCGGCGTTAAACGATGTTGCTGCCACTGATATAGTTTCAGCCGGAGCAATCACCACATTGACAGGCGCGGTGGTAAATGTTGATCTGGTAGATACCACCACTACCAATACCGATATGCGCGGTACTGATTCAGCCAACACAGTAGCGCCAGACAACACAGGTATAGCTAATATTGAAACACAGTTAGGTGTGGCAGGTGTAGGGCTTACCAATCTAGGTGGCATGTCTACGGGTATGAAAGCAGAGGTTAACATTGAAGCAGATACGGCCCTTACAGACTACGACGGCCCAACCAATGCTGAGATGGAAGCAAGGACTCCGACAGCTGCACAGTTAGCGTACATGACCGCTAACGCGGCTACCGGCCTACCTGTTACATTCACCACATCCGGTGGGTCAACTACAGCAGCGGTGATTAACCTTGTTGATGGCTCGGCGGGTAGTGCGACAGATGACCAGTACAACGGCAGGCTGTTGGTGTTCACTAGCGGGACATTAAAAGGCGTAGTTACCGATATAACTGATTACACCGGGGCAACAACAACCGCGACGATCACAGCTATACCGTTTGCACCTACAGCAACACACACAGCTCGGCTGATATAATGGCGTTATCAGGAAGCCAAAAGACAAGAATAGGCGGGCAGGTAGCTGGGGTAGGTATCAAACAAACCTACACCGCCAAAGCCGCAGGAGTTGGAGGCAAGGCGTACTTTTATCTACATAACCTTATTAGGCACCAGCTACATAAACACGCTCTTAACAGCGTTACACTTAAATCATAAAGGCTATATAGAGCATGGCAATACTTCTAAACGGAGTCACAGCTAACACAACAGCAGTCGCGCACAGAGATCCGTATGCAGGGAACCCCTGCTTTACTGTAATTATAGAGGGAGGCACCGCCAGTGTGTCTATTCATCAAGGCAACACTCCTGATAGCATGCAGGTGATCGACACGGTGACTGTAGGCGGTCAGTATAGCATTGATGGTATCGGCGATTACTACGCCGCCAGCGCTACGAGCGTGTCGGGAGCTACTGTAACAGTAATCTCCTCAGTAAAAGACAGCCTACTGAGCCGTGCGCCGTTACACCCAGAGGACATCTAAAGAGTGGATATAGAATTACACCCCGCACAACTGGAAGTATTCCAAGATCCAGTAAGATTTAAGGTCGTACCTGCCGGTAGACGGTTTGGCAAGTCCTTTTTGGCGGCTGTAACCTTATTCGTAGAGGCTTCAAAGAACACCAAGGTAAGAACAGACGGTGTAGATATTGATTTGCACCTAGAAGAGGTGTATTACATAGCTCCTACCTTTGAACAAGGTAAGAAGATCCTCTGGCCGCTGTTGAAAGAGTTAGGCGAGGACTTAATCGCTAAGAAATACGAGAATACTGGAGAGTTAACCCTACATAACGGTAGGAGAATCTCTATTAAGGGTTCTGATAGACCTGACTCCTTACGGGGAGTAGGTTTGTCGTACGTAGTTCTTGATGAGTACGCCTTTATGAAGGAAGAAGTTTGGGAATTGATCATTCGTCCCACGTTAGCTCGCTCAGAAGGCGGCGCGCTATTCATCGGTACTCCCGATGGAAAGAACCACTTCTATAAGTTGTGGCACAAAGCTATGACAGGAAGAGCTGGCGATCAATGGAAGGCATGGACGTTCAAATCCACAGATAATCCCTTCTTACCTAGACTTGAGCTTAAACAAGCTGAAGAGTCTATGTCAGCGGAGCGATACCGTCAAGAAATGGAGGCTTCATTCGAAGCGGGTGGCGGTATAATCTTTACCCGAGATATGTTCGAGATCCTCGACAAATCGCCGGGAAATGGTGAATACTATATAGCTATTGACCTTGCGGGCTTCCAGAAGACAGAGGGCGGTAGGAAGGTGTCACGCCTAGATGACCACGCTATAGCTGTTGTTCTGAATCATGCAGGAGGATGGCACGTAGAGGAGATCATCCACGGGCAGTGGGATGTACGAGAGACGGCATTACGCATAGTAAAAGCCTTTCGTGACTACAGACCTGCTAAGCTAGGTATTGAGAAGGGTATGGCTAAGAATGCTGTACTACCTTACTTGATGGACGAACAGAACCGGTTGAATGTCTACTTCCAAGTAGAAGACTTAACACACGGCAATCAGAAGAAGGCCGATAGAATCGCATGGGCCATGCAGGGCAGGGCTGAGAAAGGGCGGCTAACCTTGCAGGAGGGCGCTTGGAATACCTTGTTCTTAGAGCAGGCTGTAGATTTCCCATCTCCTCTATCCCATGACGATTTAATTGATGCTGTATCTTACATAGATCAGCTCGCAGACCCTTGGTACGATGGCCCTGAGTTCACAGACGATTGGGAGCCGCTTGATGATTATGCTGGCTATTAAGGAGATTGAGAACTAGATGAGCCAAATACCAAACCGCATGGGGGACAACGATTCCCCTAAGCCGGAGATGCAGAGTGGCGCTACCAATGCAAGTATTCTTGCGTGGTGTATGCCTAAGATCACACACGCCCGGCAGGTACGGGACACGAAGTACGCACCCCGATGGGGTGAGTATACACGATTATGGAGGGGATTCTGGTCTAGTGAGGACAAGAGCACTGACAGTGAACGCTCAAAGATCATTGCCCCCGCTTTACAACAAGCCGTAGAAATGACCGCCGCAGAGATAGAAGAAGCTATCTTTGGGCGAAAGGCTTGGTTTGACATCACTGATGATATAGAAGACGATAACAAAGACGACGCAGTCATATACCGAGACAAGTTGCTAGAGGACTTTGCACTTGACGATGTACCAGCAGCAGTCTCCCGTACAGTCTTATTAGGCTGCATCTACGGTACAGGCATTGCGAAGATCAATGTATCGCAGAAGGAGGAGAAGTTCTTCCATGAAGGAGAGATGACAACAGCACCTCGCGTAGCTGTTACATTAGAACCTATCCGCCCAGATGAGTTTGTAATTGACCCGTCAGCATTATCAGTAGATGAAGCGTTATTCGTAGCACACGAAATGATACGCCCGGTACACACCATTAAGCAGAAGCAACGACAAGGCGTGTACAAGAGCGCTTATGTAGATGTGTGGACAGGACGCAAGAGTGATACCGATGGTACTGGTATGAAGGCAAGCACCGAGCAGAAGGACGGTGGCGTTCTTGTTACTGAGTACTTCGGCAAAGTTCCCGGTACTATGGTAGGAGAAAGTAGTACTGAGTTAGTAGAGGCTATCATTACGATAGCTAACGAAGCTGTAGTGTTACGGGCCAAGAAGAGTCCATTCACTATGCAAGATAGACCTATCATTGCGTATCAGCACGACACTGTTCCCGGAGAGTTTTGGGGTCGAGGTGTTTGTGAGAAGGGGTTCAACCCACAAAAAGCGCTTGATAGTGAGATACGAGCACGTATTGATGCACTAGCATTGATCTCTGCACCTATGATGGGTGCGGATATGACACGACTCCCTCGTAACTTTGATACGCGCGTACGTCCCGGTAGAACGATCTTTACACGGGGTAGACCATCAGAAGTGTTTGAGCCAGTATCCTTTGGTAATCCAGCGATACTAGCACACACATTCCAGCACTCCGGTGATCTGGAGCGGATGGTACAGATGGGTACAGGAGCAATGGACTCCGCCACCCCCGTAGGCGTTAACTCTCGGAATGAGACCGCATCGGGTATATCCCAGATGCAGGCTGGCTTCATTAAACGAAGCAAACGCACCATGCAGAATCTTGAGACCCAGTTCCTTGATATTCTGGTAAGACGCTCTTTGTGGCGTTACATGCAATTCGACTCCGGTCGATACCCTGTGGACATGAAGTTCACTGTAGATGCTACAATGGGTATCATGGCTAAAGAGATAGAGAACTCTCAACTAACCGCTATGTTAGGTTATCTGTCACCAGAAGACCCAGCACGGGCTGTAGTCATTCAAGCTATATTTGAGAACTCTGCTAGCGCAAGCAAGGCAGAACTTAAAGAAGCTATTAAACAGATGACCGCCCCTCCTTCTGAAGAAGAGCAGCAGATGCAGAAGCAGATGCAAGAACTACAACTAAGACAGGCCACAGCAGCAGTAGAGAAGGAAGAGGCTATTGCTAAGAAAGAGAAAGCACTGTCAGATAAAGTAGTTGCAGACATCAAGCTGGTGCTTGCTAAAGCTAACCATGAAGATATTAAAGCCGATCTTGAAGATGATCTAGTAGATATTCAAGCTGCGAATGCTGTAACGGGCGCTGAGAAGGCGCGGATGGCAAACAACCAGAACAAGGTTGCGGAGCAAAGAAACCAGATCGAGTTAGTCAAAGCTAAACAAGGTGGAGGATCTACAAGTAATGGATAATGAATCACAAAGGGAACTAGCGCGTATGCTAGTTATTGAGCAACTATTTGATACCGAAGGGTGGAAGGAGTTACATCGTGAGTTATCTAACGAACTGGAGGTGATCCGCAATACTCTACTATATGCCGTGTCGTGGGAAGAGACACGCTTTCAGCAAGGGAGGGCAGACCAGATACAGAACATCTTAGCACTAGAAGACAGTATAGGTAATGTTAAGACTGCAATGCTTCTGGAAGATGAATTCGTAGAGGAAGGCTAGTATGCCGATCTACGATTATATTTGTGATGATAATGATCACGTGTTTGAAGCTATAAGCAAACTCGCCGATAGAGAGTACGCCACCTGTACAGAGTGCGGTTCTCGGGCGAAGAGCATTATACTTCAAGCTGCAATAATTGACCCTCGTATGGGGGTTGATCCGGGCTTTCCTAAAGCTGCGGCAAAGTGGGAGAAGAAACAGTGGTTGAAAGCCACAGGGCGTATGAAGGATAGCAATCAAGCGGCCTATGGAACAACGCACGATGTCGAACGCGATGCACACAGGATGAGGAAAGAAAGAAACCGTTAAAGGGCAATTGGGAGTACCTCCCCAACCTTTAGCATAACTAATATAGTAGAGACCTTGTATGTACAAGGAGAATCTCTAACTAAGAGGAGTTAGTCAAATATGGCTGAATACGAGAAGTACGCTGTGAAGCAGGATAATTTAGACGAAGAGATCGTTTCCGCTTCTGATAATACTCAAGACCGCAAGGGTAATCTTGACACTATACCAGAACGCTTCAAAGATAAGTCTGCACAGGAGGTAGCTACTAGCTACACAGAGCTTGAGAAAGCTTACTCCAGACAAGGGCAAGATCTTGGAGACATGCGAAAAACGCTAGATGAGTATATCCTACTACAATCACAAGCAGGCGCTCAAGACACAAACACACAGGCACCTACTCAAGTAGACCCAGTAAGCATTGATGACTTGTATGAAGATACTGAAGGCAGTATACGTCGAGTTGTTACAGAGGAAACCGATAACAGGATTTCTCAACTGGAGAACGCTTTAGCACAGGAGAAACTTGATGGATCTTTAAGAGGATTCGACAAGGACTTCCCCGGTTGGAGAGAACAGGTATCAACACCAGAGTACACTAACTGGCTGCAAGCAGCACCTTATAGGGTGAAGATGGCACAACTCGCGGGTGAATCCCAAGACATGTCAGCAGCACAAGGGTTATTGGAAATGTGGTACGAGAATACGTCACAGAGTAACGCACAAGCACAACAGGAGAATAGAACAGCCTTGCAGAATGCAGGCTTAGAATCTTCTGGAGCTACCGGCGTTGAGCTTGATAATACATTCTCTCGTAGTGAGTTGATGCAGAAACGAATAGCAGCTAAACAGGGAGACCCTACCGCTGCAAATTGGTTGAGTTCTAATCAAGAAGCTATAGCAATCGCCTACGAGGAGGGTCATATAACTGACTGATCTTAATTGGAGATTTATAAAGAATGGCATTAGGCACTAATCATGTAACTACCACCCTTGCGTCCGCAGCATCGCGTACCAGATCGAACTCGGCGTTTATTCGCGAGTTATGGTCTGACGAGATTATCGCGGCGTACAAGGCTAACCATGTGATGCCTCAACTTGTCGTGGTAATGAACCACAAAGGCAAGAAGGGCGACACAATTCACGTACCACGACCTAACCGTGGTAGTGCATCGGCCAAGGCAGTCGAGACTCAAGTAACGCTGATCGCGAGCCAAGAGACTCAAAGCCAGTACTTGATCGACCAGCACTACGAGTATTCACGATTGATCGAGGATATTGTATCTGTTCAGGCAGACGACAGCTTACGAGCGTTCTATACGGACGACGCAGGTTACGCGTTATCTAAACAGGTAGATAGTTTTCTACACGGTCAGGGCGCTAAGTTTGCTGGTGCAGACGCAGCTCCTACAGTAGAAGGCAGCGCTTACTCTAAAGCGGTAATTGGTACACCGACATCTTCTGCTCTAGTAGCGTGGGATGGTTCGGCTAATACCAACGCAGGTAATGCTGCAACTATTACCGACGAAGGTATGCGTCTACTGGTACAACAACTAGATGACAACGATGTACCCTCTATGGGCCGGGCGCTAGTCGTTCCACCTATTGAGAAACGTAAGTTCTTGGGGATTGATCGTCAGATCGTATTCGACCAAGTTGGTGAGGCAGGCCGTCAAAATGCTATCCGCAACGGATACATTGGCCCATTGTACGGCGCAGAGGCATACGTATCCACGAATTGCTCTACTGTAACGGATGATGGTTCCGGCACAAACCAACGAGCAGCACTATACTTCCAGAAGGAAGCTATGGTTCTGATTGAGCAGCTAGCTCCTCGTTCTCAGACTCAGTACAAGCAGGAATGGTTGGCTGATCTGTTCACCGCAGATACAATCTACGGCGGCGGTCTACTCCGCTCCGAAGGCGGTATCGCAATCGTTGTCCCTAGCTAAGGGTACTTAACCTAGAGGCTCCCCGAAAGGGGGGGCTCTCTTCCCTATTTAATAAAAGGTATACGCAGTGCCGGAGAATCGTTATAAGCTATTAAAACAAGGATTGCCCGGCCCACGCGACTTTAATGTAAGCGATCTGAGCGACAAAGATATTCCTATGTGGGATAGCGCTCAGTCAAGATGGACTCTTGGCGATGCGGTGGCTAAAGGCGCTGGCGGCATGCTATCCGAAAGACTAATGGCAGACGCCATACTGCGGTCTGATTTAGTAGAAGGGGATGCCCTCTTCATTCAAGAACGTCTTGACGGGGTGGCAGGTAACGCTGCTCTGTGGCGTGTTGTCCTTACTACCGGAGTAACCCCCGATGGGTATGGCGTTGTACTGCTAACAAACACGCCGTCCTTGTCCTTGGAGCTTATAATAACCGGTATGATTAACGTCAAGACTTTTGGGGCTATTGGCGACAGGATTGTTGACGATACCGGCGCAATAACTGCCGCGTCTGCGTACGCTAACGCACACAAGAACGAGCATCTCTATTTCCCTAGTACTGTGGGGTATAAAATATCCCTCAACATACCTATGTATACAGGAACTATGTGGCTAGGGGACACTCCTGAAATACAGACAATAACAGCAATAGCTCTTACAAGCATAACCTATATAGAGGGTAATGTGTACGAGATAACTGTAGACAGCCCTTTCAACCTCCACTACCTAGTCCCCGGCGAAGACATAGATTTGTCCGGCTTCGCTAACGAGGAGAACAATGACAAACATGAAGTTAAATCGGTAGACCCTGACAACTCTACGTTCCGCATAACGCATGTTGTGGACGATCTAGGGAACAGCGTTGACGAGGCGGTAGCGGCTGGCGCGGCGGTCTTTGAGTACGTTTCTGGAGGATCGTTACTTTGTTTTAGAGGTCTAGACGGCAATATAACGTACAGCGAACGCTTTATTGACGAGGCCGGTATACAAGATTTCGGGATCGACAAGATAGGATTCCAAGGGCCGGGAGTTAATGAGGTAGGCGGTGGCGGACTACGCTTCAAGCGCGGTTCCGACAACTCCCCAATTACCGGGGTTTTTATAGAGAACCTTCGTCTACGACATTGCGCCGACGAGGCAGGTATCCGGTTTAACGGTCTTGTTAACGCCACGATAAATCTTATAGAGATGCGTCGATGCGCTAGTATAGGCCTGTACCTAGCCAAAGGAGATAACGGTGGGTCTAATACAAACCTAACTATCTCTTCTATATACATAGCTAACTGCAGAACCGACGCGGTATTTGAGCAGGTGGTGTATAGCACGTTCTCTAATTGCGTGTTTGAGTCAGCATCTATAGGCGCTGTGTGGGCCAGATGTACTGGCTGCACTGTAACTGCTTCTACAGAGACTATAAAGTGGAAAGATCGAGGCGGCCAAGGCTACCACCTCCTGTTTATAAACTGCAGGTCTATGACTATAGAGGGGCCTACAACATACTACAACACGGACTCTGAGGTAGGCATGGCTAAGTCGGCCATAACCATACTGTCTGAGACTAGCGGCCCGTCAATACCGCCGGGCACTCTTAGTAACTCTTACACGCATCACTCCTTAACGGACTTGACAGCGTCTGTACTATCTTGGTCAGGAACCTCTCCGAAGGTTTACGCAGATGTAACCAACAATGGTAGCTTTACACCCGCGACAAGCGTGACAGACTCTACTTTCGAGGGAGATCCTGATTACATAAAACCTACAAGGATGCTAGGGTTTTATCAAATAACAGAAGACACGCACTTTGCAGACAACCAAAGGTATATAATTGAAGACACGTTCCGATTTGATTGGGGGGGCTCTTCTCCCGTAAGTTTCGCAAGACTTCCTGATGAGACCGACGACTCTTACGGTGTCCTAGGTACTTGGCTAGATACGACCCAAGAAGGCTTTTATCAAAGGTATGTATGCTTAGACGACACTACTGGAGCAGCGGTGTGGTTAAGGGCAGGGAATCTGTGGACTCTAAAGTTGTACGGAAGACGGGATAGAACCGTGGCTGCTGTAACCCTAAACTCTAGAGCGCGAGCTATAAAGATAGGCCGAAACTTTGCTACAGATCTATGCACATCTTACCCGACGTTCCGCTTAAAGGAGTCAAGAACCTCGGCGCAAGGCTCGTTGTACATGTACCTAGACCCCGAAGACTTCACACC